CACTCGCTCGCATCGCCGCACTATCCCGCGGTTCGTGGGGGGCCTGATGGCGGGCAAGCCGAAGCCTCCTCACCTGAAACTTCTGAACGGCAACCCCGGGAAACGCGGGATTGCAAGCGAAATCCGCAAGGAAGTCAAAGCAGCAATCGCCGCCGGCGGGAACACCGCGCGGCCGGGCCCGGCGCCGGCGTGGCTGTCGGACGGTGCGAAGAAGACTTGGCGCCGGATCGTAAAAGAGAAGGGCCTGGTCTGGCTCGACAGTTCGGACCGCGAGCTCTTCGCCGCGTTCTGCGCCGCTTACGCCCAGATGGTCGACGCGCAAAAGGCGATCGACGAACACGGCATGACCTACGAAACCGTCAACGGCGGAGTCGGGATGCGTCCCGAGGTCCGGATCTTGAACCAGTCGGCGGCGCTCATTCGCTCGCTGGGGTCGGAGCTCGGGCTCTCGCCGGCGGCGCGCGCGCGGCTCGGGACGAAGCCGGCACCTCAGTCGAAGGCCGAAGATCTGCCGCCGGAGCTGCAGCGTGGAACCTCGAAGCGCAAAGGAGCTTGAGGGTGTTGCTCGTCAATACCAGCGCGACGTCCTCTCTGGCGCCCTTGTCGTCGGTGAGCTCCAGCGTTTCGCCGTCGTGCGCCACCAGAGGGACATCCGGACCGGCGCCGCGCGCGGCCTGCGCTTCAACTCACCGCGCGGGATCCAAGCCGCGTGGTGGATCGAGCATCGCACGCGCTTGTCGAAGGGCCGGCTTGCCGGCAAGCCGTTCATCCTCGAGCCGTGGCAGATATGGGTCCTCTGGGTCGCGTTCGGCTGGGAGCGCCGCGTCGACAAGGAATGGCGCCGGCGTTTCCGGACGCTTTACCTCTCGATGGCCCGCAAGAACGGGAAGACGGAATTGGTAGCCGCGCTCGGTCTGATGTTCCTGTTCCCGGCTCTCGGCGGCGAGACCGGCGGCGAGGTCTACTCTGCCGCCACAAAGCGCGACCAGGCGGCCATCTGCTGGCAGCACGCCGCGGCGATGGTCAAGAAGTCGCCCGAGCTCAAGCGGGAGATCACGATCCACGAGAGCCGGCACAACATGGCCTGCCCGGGATCGGAGTCGAAGTTCGAGGCGGTCGCGGCCGATTCAACGACGCTGGATGGACTCGGGCCCCTGGTCGTGATCGTCGACGAATATCACGAACACCACACCTCCGACGTGAAAGACGTTCTCGAATCCGGCCAGGGGGCCCGCCACGAGCCGCTGACGATCGTCATCACCACCGCCGGCGGGAAGCGCGACGGACCGTGCTGGGATCTCGAGCAGGACGCGATCAAGACCCTCGAGGCCCGCGACGAGAACGACATCGACGCGGACGACCTATTCGCGTTCGTCTGCCGCATCGACGACACCGACGACCCGTTCGACGAGGCCGCCTGGCCCAAGGCGAACCCGAACCTGGGCGTCAGCGTTCAGCGCGACTTCCTCCGGATCGAATCGAAGATTGCCAAGCGGCAGCCGCGCAAGCGGTACGAGTTCTTCCGCAAGCACACGAACCGGTGGACCGAGGTCTCGACCGCCTGGCTCCCGCTGAACGAGTGGGATGCCTGCGACGCGCCGGTGCAGCTGCGGCCGAAGACCGGCCGCCGGTGCTGGGTCGGAGGCGACCTGTCGTCGACGTCGGATTACACCGCGGCGCTCGCGCTCCTCGAGCCCGGCGAGGACGGCTTCTGGGACGTGCTCCCTGCCTTCTGGATCCCGGCCGAGACGATGATGGAGCGGGCGCAGACGGACCGGACGCCGATCGCGCGCTGGGTCGACGAAGGCCTCGTCCAGGCCACCGCCGGCAACGTCGTCGATCAGGACGCCCTGAAGGACTGGCTGCTGAATCTCCGGGAGAACTACGACATCGTCGAGCTCCCGATGGACCCCCACAACGCAACCAAGCTGCAGACGGAGCTCGATGCCCTCGGCTTCCCGGTCTTCTCGATGCGCCAGGGCTGGGTGACGATGTCGCCTGCGATCAAGCAGACCGAGACCTGGGTGAAGCAGCGGAAGCTGCGGCACGGCGGGAACCCCGTCCTGCGTTGGATGTTCGGCAACGTCGCCCTGAAACGCGACCAGAACGACAACCTGGCCCTGCACAAGGGTCGGTCGGCGGATCGGATCGACGGCATCGTCGCGCTCTGCATGGCTGTGGGCCGCGCGAGCATGACCTCGAACGACCGGCCGCTCGTCATGGACATGAGCGCATGATCGACGCCGCCGTTCACCAGAAAGAGTGGGCGCGCCTGCGTCAGAGGCCGAGATCCGTCGAGGTTCTCCCTGCGCTGCCGAAAGCGGCGGAAGTTCTCGCCCCAGCCCAACAAAGCGAGCGTTCGTCCATCGAAATGACGACAACGCAGTTCGCTGCGTGGCTCGATGAGCATGATGAGTATGGCGCCTCCGAGTCGGGGGTCGCGGTCAGCAACGAATCGGCGATGCGGCAGGTCGCCGTGATGGCCTGCATCCGCCTCCTGGCCGAGAGCCTCGCGTCGATTCCACTCGTGGTCTACCGGCGGACGTCCTCCGGGGGCAAGGATCGGGCGGATGATCACGACGTCTACCCGGTGCTCCACGACCAGTGGAACGAGTACCAGACCTCGTTCGTCGGCCGGGAGACCCAACAGGCGCAGGCCGTCGGCCGGGGGAACACCTACGCCGTAATCGAGCGCGACGGCGGCGGCTACCTCTCCGGGCTCTGGCCGGTTCCGCCCGGGACGATCGAACCGGCCGTCGACAATGGGAAGCTCTGGTATCGGATCACCGACACCGGCGTGCAGTGGATGGGCATCAAGCCGGGCGTCTACGCGCCCGACAAGATCCTGCACATCCCCGGGCTCGGTTTCGACGGGATCCGCGGGTACAACCCGATCCAGCTGGCCAAGCAGGCGATCGGCCTCGGCGCCGCGGCGGAGCTCCACGGCGCGCGCTTCTACGGCGCCGGCGGCCGCCCCGGCGGCGTCTTGATGACCGAGCAGAAGCTGGATAAGGACGTCGCGAAGGACATCAAGGCGTCCTGGCGCGAGGTGCACGAGGGCGTCTACAAGTCGCACAAGACGGCGCTGCTGACCCACGGCCTGAAGTACGAGGCCTTCACCATCAACCACGAAGAGGCGCAGTTCCTCGACACCCGGAAGTTCCAGCTGACGGAGATCGCGCGGCTCTTCCGCGTGCCGCCGGCGATGATCGGGGCGTCGACGGGCGACTCTCAGACCTATGCGAACCACGAGCAGCGGATGCTCGAGTTCGTGATGATGTCGCTCCGGCCCTGGTGCGTGAAGTGGGAGCAGGAGATCAACCGGAAGCTCTTCACCCCGCGCGAGCGCAGCCGGTACTTCGCCGAGTTCAACCTCGACGCCATGGTCCGGGCCGATATCAAGGCGCGCTACGAGTCTTACCGGCTCGCACTGAACAACTGGCTGACGCGTGACGAAATCCGCGAGCTCGAGAACCGGAATCCGTCCGATGGTGGAGACGTCTTCAAGGAGCCCACGCCGTATACGCCGGCGCCGACGGCCCCCCCAGGAGCAACGGCATGATCGAACGAAGAGTCGTGAACGTCGAGCTGCGGCTCGAGGAGCGGGGAGACAAGCCGCCGCTGCTCGTCGGCTACGCGGCCGTCTTCGGGAAGAAGTCGCTCGACCTGGGCGGCTTCACGGAAGAGGTCGCGCCGGGTGCCTTCCGGAACACGATCGCGACCGACGACATCGTCGGCCTGGTCGATCACGAGCCGCCGCGGATCATCGGGCGGACGAGCGCGGGAACGCTCCGGCTCTCCGAGGACGCCGAAGGCCTCCGCATGGAGATCGACCTGCCGGACACGACGATCGGCCGGGACCTCCGGGAGAACGTCCGCCGCGGCGACATCAAGGGTGCGTCGTTCGGGTTCAACACGATCTCGGATGACTGGCGCATGCAGGACGGGAAGCCGCACCGGACCCTGCTCGAGGCGAAGCTCCGCGACGTCGGGCCCGTGACGTTCCCAGCGTATCCCGATACGCAGGTCGCGGTGCGTTCCCTCGACGCCTGGAAGGCGCATCAGGCGCCGCCGGCGGATCCGTTGAACCTGTTCCGATTCCGCCAAAAGCAGGCGGAGGCCCTGGGTCGCTGAGCGCGGATTCGCGCGGAAAGGAAGAGAGCATGAAGAGCATCGAACTCCGGAAAGACCGCGCCAAGCTGATCAAGGACGCGGGGGACATCATCACGAAGGCGGGGAAGGAAAGCCGCGCCATGACGGCCGAGGAGGAGGGGTCGTGGCAGAAGATGCACGACGACGCCGACGTCCTCCTGAAGCGCGCCGAGCAGATCGAAAAGCAGGAGACGAAAGAAGCCGAGCTCGCGGCGCTTCGCCTCGAGGAGCGGACGGACGATCCCGAGGGTGAAGGCGACCCCGACGGCGACGACATCGACGAGGCCAAGCTCGAGGCGCGGCAGAAGAAGCAGTCGAAGCTCGAGATGCGGGCGTTCATGGACTGGGCGAAGAACGGTTGGGCCGGTCTGAGCCCCCGGAATCACGAGATCGCCCGCCGCCATCGGCCGAACGACTCCGCCATGAAGGAGATCCGCGGGGCGCTCTCCGAAAAGCGTGCGCAGACGGTCACCACGACCGCCGGCGGCTACCTGATCCCGCGCGCCTTCCAGAAGGAAATCGACCAGGCCATGCTGGCGTTCAGCAACATGCGCGGCATCTGCCGGGTCCTGCCGACGGCGAGCGGCAATCCCCTCGACTGGCCGACGGTGAACGACACCGCCGTCAAGGGCCGGCTGCTGACGATCAACACGGGCGTCACCACGACCGACATCGCGTTCGGGACGAAGGCGTTCGGCGCCTACAAGTTCTCCTCGGACATCGTCCTGGTGCCGAGCGAGCTCATGCAGGATGCCGACTTCGGCGCCTCGTTCGATTCGTTCCTGCGGGACGTGCTCGCCGAGCGCATCGCCCGCATCACGAACGATTACTTCACGACCGGGACCGGATCGGCCCAGCCGGCCGGAATCGTCACCGGGGCGTTCGACTCGAGCAAGACGCTCGACATCTCGGACTTCACGACCGGCGACAAGGCGAACGCGCTCCGCATGATCGACATCGAGCACTCGCTCGACCCGGCCTATCGTCCGGTGGCCTCGTGGATGATGCACGACACGCTGCTCCGCGATCTCAAGAAGACGATCGACTCCAACGGTCGGCCGATCTTCCGCGATGCGTCCGACGCTCCCGGTGGGATCGACAAGATCATGGGTTACCCGTTCGCGATCAATCAGTCGATGGCCGACTCGGGCACCGCGACCAATAAGGCGCTGCTCTTCGGCGCCATGAAGAAGTTCATCATCCGCGAGGTCCGGCCGATGGTCCTCGTGCGCCTGAACGAGCGGTATGCCGACGCCGACCAGGTGGGCTTCGTGGCGTTCTCGCGTGAAGATTCCGGCGTGATCGACGCCGGCACGCACCCGATCAAGTACGCCGCGATGGCCGCGTAAGGAGAGCCCGTGCACGTCCTTCACGACACGAAGATCGTCCTTGTCGGCATGAACATCGATGCCGGCATCGGCGAGGCCGATTCCGACGCAGTCAACTGCGCCGGATTCGGCGGCGTCACATTCGTCGTCGTCATGGGGACGATGGACCCGACGGCGACCTGCCAGATCGGCGCGCAGATGTCGCAAGACAACGGGAACGTTGACTCGTTCACGAGCATCGCCGGTTCGAAACTCAACCTCGTCGATACCCAGGGAGACAAGGTCTTCCTGATCGACGTGCGCGAACCCCTCGAGAAGTGGGTCCGCGCCCACTGGAGCATCCTGCACGCCAACGCCCAGATCCAATGCGTGCTCGCGATCCTCCATTCCCCCAGAAGCAGCCCGACCGACGTGGACGTTTCGGTCGGAGCCAGAGTCAGCGTCGCCTCGGCACCGGCCGAGTGAGAGGACACCGATGAAGATCAAGCTCGTGAAAGACTGCCACATTCAATGGATCGCGCACACCAAGGGCGAGACCGTCGAAGTCGACGATGCCGTCGCCATCTCCCTCGTCGAGGGGGGCTACGCGAAGGCGTCGAAGTCCACCGAAATCGAAACCGCCGCCACGTCCTGATCCGAAGTTCCGTCGGGCCTGATCAGCCCGGCGGCGAGACCCACGCTCCGTCCGTCCGCGGTGCCAGGCCGCGGGCGGGCGGGGCACCTTCGCCGTCCTGGCCGGCGCGCGAAGGCCGATGTCCCAACTCAACGGTGTAGTCCAGCGCGTCATCTCGGTCCTGGATCTGACAGGGGCCGTCGTGACGAACCTGACCGCGGCGAACTTCGTGTTCTCGCTGCGGCGCCGGGACAACTCCGCCCTGATCGCAACGCCCGAGGCGGTCACCGTCCAGTCGATGGGCGGCGGCGATTACTGGGTCGCCTTCACGCCGACCCAGGCCGCCACGCTCTACGTGCTCAAGGTGACCCCGGTCTCCTCGCAGCACGTCATCAACCCGGACCAGTGGCAGGTCGAGGTCGAGGCGGCGTCCTCGTCGACGGCCGGGCCCTACCTGACGACGCGCGCCAATGTGAAGGCGGCGTTCGACGTCGGAGGCACCGTCCAGGACGCCCAGATCGATCTGCTCCTGCCCCAGGTCACCATGATGTTTCAGCGGCGCGCCGGGTGGAACTACTTCGCCGCCAGCGTCACCGAGTACCCCGACATCGAGTCGCGTCGGCCGTGCATCCTCTTCCCCGATCTGCCGCCGGTGAACGCCGTGACCTCGCTGCATATCTCGCAGGGGGTGCCGCACGTCTACGACGCGACGACGCAGCTGATCGAGGGGACCGACTTCGTCGTCTCGGGAGACGGCCGCCGGATCGAGCTTGTCGTCCCGCGCTGCATCTATGGGCCGCTCGCTCGATCGATCAAGCTGGTCTACGACGGCGGCTACTCACTTGTCCACGAGGACCTCCGGCGCGCGGCCGAGGAGATCCTGATCACCAAGCTCAAGAAATCCGAGAACCAGGGCGTTTACCACCTGGCCGGATACACCACCGGCGAGGGCTCGATGAGCGGGCTCCGCTGGGATGACATTCCGATCGACGCGCTCGCGACGTTCGACCTCTACGCGCGGAGGTTGATCGTATGAGCGGCGCGTTCACGATCGAAGTGCTCGGCGCCGAGGTGCTGGCGAATCGCTTCAAGGCCGAGACGCGCGCGTTCCAGGCCGAACAGAAGAAGCAGATGCGCGTGGCGGCGAAGCTCGTCAAGACAGACGTCGTCCACAAGACGCAGAGCCTATTCGCCTCGCGCGGCCCGCATAAGGGCGCCGGCGGCCAAGTGCTGGGTCCCCTCGATCGCAACATCGGGGTCAGGGTCTTCAGTACGACCCTCGACGTCATCGCATTCATCCGTCCGGCCGCGAAAGCCTTCTACGGGCGCTTCCTCGAGACCGGACTCGACGTCATCCGCAAGGGCCGGATCACGGGCAGCTTCCGGAGCGCATTCGGCCGAAAGAAGAGCGTTCGGTCCGAGGGCCATTCCTTCCGTCTCAAGCGGGAGCCCTTCCTCGAGCCGGTGGCGATCGCCGACGCCCAAAAGGTCGAGGACATTCTCGGGAGCTCCTACGACGTGTTCTATCGAGGTGGCGCGTGATGCGAGCTCGACAGGCCTTCGTTCTGATCGCGGCGTTCCTTTTCCTGCTGCCTTCCGCGAAGGCGCAGCCCCCGTGCTGGGTGCAGTGCCCGGAGAAGCACGTGACGACCATCGAGATCACCTTCGATCCGCCGGAAGATCTGTCCGGATGGCCCATCCAGTTGGGCGTTGCGATCGGCAGCGACGACGGGGCCTTCTCGCCTCCGAACGCCCTCACGGTCGCCGCGAACTATCAGTTGCCGTTCGGCAGCTACAACGGGCTGACGACCAAGATCCAGGACGGCTTCCTCCCGCATCACCGGTTCGCGTTCGACGCCAAGGTCCGCGCCGACCTGACGTTTGAGAACTTCCCCGCCCTCGTGAGGGTCTACGACTGGAACGAGGGGGTAGGGCAGGGCGCGGAGCTCGGCTCGTTCTTCCTCTACAAGTCGCAGCTGGGCGCCTGGTGGCAGCCCTGGAGCCCGGGCTCGATCACCCCGTCCGGAACGAGCGTCCTCATCGAGATCCAGGTGCTCGGGCCCGACCCTATCCCGCCGCACCCGTTGCTGCTCGGAAAGTGGCTCTTCGACAACCTGAAGTTCACCGAACTTCCCGAGGGCTTCGAAATGTCCAAGGCGCGCGAAATCCGCGAAAAGATGGTCGAACGGATCGGGGAGGTCCTCGAGAGCAACGGCTTCCCGGTTTCGATCGGCGAGACCCGGCTCGGCCCGTTCCGCGTCCCCGACTCCGTCAGTGCCTGGCCCCACGTCCAGGTGATCCGCGGCGGCATCCAGCGCCAGGTGAACACCTTCACCGAGCAGCTCGCCGTCGGCCTCTTCCGCGTGGGGGTGTTCTGCCGGCGAACCGACACGGTGAACCCGGACGATCAGTGCGACGACGCGCTCGCCGCAATCCACAAGTCGATCTCGAAGCCGCCGAACGCGCCCGGCGCGAACGCGATGTGGCTGGGGCTGAACTACGTCGAGTCGGTCCGGGCGACCGACACCGAGCCGCCGGAGAAGCTCCCCGACGAGATTTCGCGCGACATCAAGCTGCTCGTTCAGGACTTCGAAGTGACCTATCACGAAACGTGGGAGGGGGATTGACATGGAAGGAGTCGTCTCGATCGTCCGCGCCGATGGCGCGCCCGTGGTCAAGCTCTGGGACGGCCGTCGCGCCCTCCCCAAGAAACCCCTCAAGGTCTGGGTCAACGAGGCGGCGGACCTGATCCAGAGGGAGCCCGACGAGTGGATCGTCCCCATCCCCTCCGAGCGCGAGCTCGTCAACGCGGAGCTAGAGCGGCGCGCTGAAGCGGCCGCGGCGCCCGCCGAGGAAGCCGACATCGCGTCCGCAGACGCCATCGACAGGAGCGAGTAACCATGTACAACCAATTCGTCGGCGTCGGGGAGGAGACGGTCTACGGCACCTCCGTCGCGCGCACCCATTTCGCCAAGTGCCACGCCGGATCCACGCTGAACCACAAGCCGGACCGGCAGACGTCCTCGATCCTCTCGTCGAACGTCGGCGCCGACCCGGAGAGCAGCTTCGATCGGGTCTCCCATGGCGAGGGCAAGATCATCCTGCCGTCGTCCTACGACGATCGAGCGAACCTGAAGCTCATGAAGCATGCGCTCGGGCTCCTCGTGACGGCGGGCGCCGGGCCGTACACCCACACGAACACGCGCAAGGTCGGCCCACCGTTCGGCGCCGGCACCGTCTCGACCGCGGTCGCCGCATCGGTGGAGCTGAACTACGAGCTCCCCGACACCAACAAGGCGCGCCTGCTGACGAGCGGGATGGTGAAGTCCCTCAAGGTCTCCTGGCAGGCCGGCGAAGAGGTGAAGTTCGAGTACGACCTCATCGGCCAGAAGGTGACCCAGGCCCTCGCCTCCGCCTCGCCGACGTACCCGGATTACGCGAACTACCTGATGAAGTTCGCCCAGGTGACCGTCTCGATCGACGGCAACGCCGGCCACGAGGGCGTGATTTCCGGCTTCGAGTTCACGATCGACAACGGCTACGAGGTCGACGGCCGCCTGGGCGACGTCAACACCAAGCAGCCGATCCGCCGCGGCGTGTCGACGATCGCCGGCAGCTTCACGCGGAAGTGGACGACCGACACGACCCCGACGGCGAAGTCGATCTGGGACGACTTCGTCGCCAACACGGCGAAGGCCTTCATCATCACTCTCACCGGGCCCTCGGGGTACTCCCAGGTCTGGACCCTCTCGAACTGCCAGCTGACCGACGGAGATCTCGCGCCCGAGGAGGGGCAGATCCAGGAGGTCACCTTCCCGTTCCTGGCCTACCACAACGCGACGAACAGCGCCGTGAAGTGCGTGACCTCGAACCAGACGGCGACGATCTGATGGAAAAGAGCCTCCGCAAGAGCTACGTGATCGACGGCGAGACGTTCGTCTGCAAGATTCCGGACGTCGAAGAACAATGGGCGCTTCAGGGAAAGCTCCCGATCCTGCCGGCGACGACCGTCGAGGAGGTGCGCGCGCGCGTCGCGGAGATCGCCTCCAACCCGGAAAAGAGCCTCGCCATGATCGAGTACGTCGATCGGATGCTCTTGCGGTGCGGGATCGCTCCGAAGTTCATTCCCGATTCGCCGGCTGAGATTCCGGAGGGGTGTCAGCCGATCAAGGAAGTGAAGGCGGCGACGCGCATTCTTCTCTACGGCGCGCTGATGGCCGATTCCGGATTCACGGTGGAGGCGGCTGAAGCCATCCGCCCTACCTCCGCGACAGACGAGGCCTACTAGCTCTCGACGCCCTCGGGGAGAGGTACGGGTTTCGTCCGTCGCAGCTGGTTCGCGGGTTGAACGAGTTTCAGGCGCTGACCTTGGACCTGGAGGCCTTGAACGAGGGCCGCCAGGCCGAGCGCAACGCGGTCGCGGAAGCGGTCCGGAAGGCCAAGCGGGGGCGGTAGGACGTGGCACCCAAGCGCGAAGTAAACATCGTTCTGAAGGCCAAGGACGAAGCGTCCAAGGTCTTCGAGAACGTCGCGAACAACGCGCTCCCCCAATTTGCGAAGCGCGTGGCGCAAGCCCTCACCGCGTTCGCATCCGTCGCCGCGGTCGAAGAGACCCTCCGTCACGCCGTCACGGCCGCGCTCGAGGCCGAGAAGGCGACGGCGGGCCTTGCTGCCGCGCTCAAGGCGCAGGGCGCGACCGCCGTCGATTCGCTCCCGGGGCTTAAGGCGCACGCCGAGGCGCTGTCGCGGGTCGCTCTCGCCGACGACGAGGCGATCCAGGGAGCGCAACGGGTCCTGGTCTCGATCGGCGGTCTGCTCGGACCGAAGCTCGACGACGCGACGCAGGCTGCGCTCGACCTGTCCGCGGGTCTGGGGATCGACCTCGAGCAAGCCGCGACGATGGTCGCCAAGGCGGCGCAAGGGTCGACCAGGGAGTTCAGCCGGCTGGGGTTCGAGTTCGCTAAGAACGCGACCGACGGCCAGAAGCTCGACGCCGTGCTCGCCGGCATCCAGTCCCGCTTCGGCGGGATGGCCGCCCACGAGCTCACGACGGCATCCGGCAAGCTGCACGAGTTCCGGGAGGCCTTCGGCGAGCTCCTCGAGACGCTCGGGACGAAGCTGATCTCAGGGACCGACAACGTCGGCGGTCTCACCAAGGCCATGCAGGCCCTGAACGACGAGGCGAACAAGCCCGGCGGCGTCGGCTTCTGGAACACGCTCGTGACGATCCTGGCCGGCAAGGTCGGGATCGGTGGGGGCCTCGCGGACATCGAGACCCACCTGAAGCTACTGGCCGAGCACTCGGCGAAGCTCGCCGAAAATATGGCCGAGGACCGCCTCGAGAATCCGGCGATCGGCTACAAGGACGCCGTCGCGCAGGCGCGTGCCGAGCTCAAGGCCTCGGCCGACTGGGCGGCGGAGCTCGAGAAGCGGACCCAGGCGGCGAAGAAGGCCGCGGAGCAGCTGGCCGAGGTCGTGGCCAAGTTCAACGCGAATACGGCCGTTCAGACGTTCGACCCCCAGCAGCGCACGCCCAAGACGCCGATCACCGGCGCGACCGAGGGGATCGTCCTGAAGGGACTCGTCGACGCCGCCTCGGGGCCCTCCGAGAAGGATCTCGCGGCGGCCGCCGCGATCAACGAGCAGATCGACGCCGTCATCACACTTTCGAAGGCGGTCGGAACCGTCGAGGAGGCCTGGGCCGCGGTCGCGTCGGTCCAGCAGGCGATCGGCGACGCGACACCGGAGCAAGCAGCGGCCTTGATCGCGATGGGAAACGCGCTAATCGCGAACGCCAAGGTCGCTCAGGAGACGACCGCCAACACCCAAATCGCGCTCGACGCTCTGACCCAGGCCGCGACGGAGCTCGGGAGCACGTTCGTCGACGCCGCCTTCGGCGCGAAGGTCTCATGGTCGGACGCGATCGAAGAGATCCTGAAGGGCATCGCCAAGGCGATCGTCCAGGCGCTGATCCTGAAGCTCATCCAGGCAATTTTTACTGGAGCAACGGGAGGCGCTGGAGCCGCAGTCGGTGCTGGTGTCAGTCTCGGCGCTGGCGCCGTTGGTGTTGCGCGAGGTGGAATCGTCGGCAGCGACGGCGTCGTCTACGCAGCGAGCGGCCTGTTCACTCCGCGCGGGACAGACGTTTTTCCGGCAATGCTGAGCGAGGGCGAAACAGTTCTCAACCGGGGCGTCTCTCAGAAGATCTTCGGCGGGCAGGCATCGCTCGTCCCCACCGGCGCCGGGGGCGGACGGACCGTCAACTTGTACGTCCAGGCGATGGACGGACCGTCCTTCAGCCGCTTCCTCACCCAGAACCCCCGCGCGCTCCGCGAGGCGCTCGATCATCTTGAAGCACGAGGCCTCTGATGGCCGACTGGACCTACGCGCCGCAATACGACGCGGGCGGCGAGCAGGAGCCGCCGCCGACGCTGCAAACGAAGCTGTCGGACAAGAAGGTCATCTCGCGCGTCAAGGCGGCCCCAGCTGACGAGTCGTGGTCCGAGGAGTTCTGGCTCCACGGCACTGAATACGACGCTGCCAAGGCGTTCTATGAAGCGCGCGGCGTGGCGACGCCGTTCACGAAGCTGTCCTACGACCTTGCCGGCACGCCGACGACCGAGCGCAGCGTGCGGTTCGATGGGCCCTTCTCCTGGCGGCGCAGCGGCCCGGACCTCTTCATTGTCACGCTGCGATTCGTGCGGAACTACTGATGCGCACCATCCCGACCGCCCTCTGGCCGCACCTCCTCTCGCAGAAGTTCAACCCTGTCGAGGTCTATGAGATCGAGCCCATCGACGTCTACGGGGCGGCCGAGCGGCTGGGCAATCCCGACTTCGAGACCTGGGCGAGCTCGTCGGATCTCTCCGGTTGGTCGGAGTTCCCGACGACGGGAACGATCGTAAAGGACACGACCAACATGCGCACGGGTACGGCGTGCGTGAAGATGACCAGCGCCGGCGGTGGCGAAGCGATCGAGCGGTACGACATCCACCTCGCGCCGGGCCAGTGGCACACCGTCGAGTGTTGGGTCAAAAGCACCGTCGCCAAGGCGAACGGGTACGCGCTGCGGATCGTCAACCTGACGACCGTGCGCGAGCTCAAAACCGACATGACCTGGTCCGCCGGCAATACGGGGCTGCGTGCGCAGGCCGGCGACATGGTGGGCGGTGGAGTCTGGCAGCGGTTCGCGATCCAGTTCCAGACGGAGGCGACGGCCGGAGCGGCCGATAACTACGCGATCTCGCTGCAACAGTACGCCGGCGCCGGGTGGTCCGCCGGGAACGATATGTGGTTCGACTCGGCCAGCATCAAGGGCGGGTACGAGCGCCCCTGGCTGTACTTCAGCGACCAGGATATTGCCTGGCAGGGGAACGCCCACGTCGGCCTCGCCTCCGAGCGCACACCGATAAAGGAGGACAAGGCCGCCGTCGTCCCCGAGACGACGATCACGTTCTCCAACGTGCAGAACACGCTGCGGCCCTACCTCTATCCGGTCGACATGCTGACGGGGGCCCGCCTGACCGTGCGGCTGCTGATCCGAGATTCCGCAATGGCGGTTCTCGATGACTCGCTGGTTCGCTTCGTCGGGATCATCGAGCCCCCCAAGCGCATCGACGATTCGGCCTTCGTCATCTCGGTCGTCGGCTTTCTCGACAGCGGTGGCGTCCAGGTCCCGGCGCGGCGGTATGCGATCAGCTGCCCCTGGCAGTTCGCGAATGCAGGCCTGTTCGATGGATCTGGGCACTGCCAGTACATCCGCAACACGACCGCGAACGGCGCCGGCGCCGCGACGACGGCGCTCGTGCTGACCGCCGCCTCCACGTTTGCCAACGGGGATTCGATCCAGGTCGGCGGCAACACCCCCGTGACGATTGTCTCGGGCGGGGGAACGGTCAACCTCGTCATCTCCGCGGCGCAAACCTGGGCGAACGGCGCGGACGTGCGTTACTCGACCTGCGATCTTTCCAGGCCAGCCTGTGACAAGCGCCTGCAGCTCTACAGCATCGGCTCGTTCCCGGGCGCCTCCATGACGGCGCGGCTCAAGGAGCAGGCGACGCAGCGAGTCGCCGTCCAGGAGCGCGCGGAAGCCCGCGATCTGTCGAAGACCGGGGCGAATCAGCAGGTCCTGGTGCTGCGTCGGCTCTCTACCGTGAACTTTGCGGACCCGACGATTCCGCTCCCCATCATCTACGGCCGGCGCCGTGTGGACCCTCGGCTCGTTGAGCTCAAGCGGGACACGCTGGGCGCTGGGCTGACGCGCACCGGTTTCTTCGGGGTGTGCGAGGGGCCGATCGAATCGATCGTCAAGGCGTGGGCGGACGACACGGAGATCGTCGACGTCATCGCCTCGAGCGTCAAGACCTACGGGATCTACGTGCGCCTCGGCGATCACGGCATCAACGACATCGAGACCGCGGCGGAATACCTCGCATCCCAGGTGCGGGTTCGCTCTCAGAACGTCGACTACCGGTCCTACGTGGCGGCCGCGTATAGCGAGACGGCCTACGTGATCTTCATTCAGAACGTGGTCATCGCGGCCGACCCTACGGTGCCCGACCCGCCGCGCTTCGAAGTGGACGTCAAGGGCGTGAAGGTCCAGCTGTACGACA